GGAGTTCGCTGGTCGGTTAGCCGACCATTTATTATGCGACACACTAAAGCCATATATTGAGCGGACGCTGCACCCTCGTACATTCAACAACCGCGAAGGCATGGGTTCGCAAGCAGCCATGAACCAGGTGATAGAAGACATCTGCGAGGTGTCGCAAGGTTATACCAAGACGGCATGGATAATCAAGTGGGACTTGGCGGGATTCTTCCCGAATGCCGTCTGTACCCACATGGAATATGGATTCGTCCGCGTGGTTGACACATACCAGGACGAAATAGCCGCGCAATACGGCGAGTGGATGCCGTCGTTTCTCAGATGGCTTGCAATGATTACCATCCATTGTTGCCCTGCCAAGCACTATGAACGGCGCACGCCAAAGTATTTATGGGATAAACACATCAAGCCCGAAAAGTCCATCTTGAACAAACCAGACGGTATAGGCGTTCCTATCGGTCGTATGTCATCGCAAACTGGTATGGGACTTTATATCAATGACGAGGTGCGCTGGTTGAATGACGAGTGCGGCATTCGTACAACGGTGTTTATGGACGATGGCGTGATGATAGTACCCGACCGGCTGAAGTCTTACGCACTGTCGCTACTTCCAGAACTACGTCGAAGGCTCGCAAAGAAAGGCGTGAAGATGAATGACCATAAATTCTATTGTCAGCAGCATTGGAAAGGTCTTGAATTTCTCGGCTCACACATCCATCCGTGGAGCGTAATCCTGAATGATGTCACATGGGCGCGATGTTTAGCGAGGGTTAAAGAATGCAACCAATTAACAACGGTCGAGAAATACAGAGAACTCGACCGTTTTATTTCGACCGTAAACAGCTACACAGGACTACTGAAGAACCGCACATCCTACAAGCGCATTATGACGCTGAAAGACACCATCGCTGATGATTGGTGGGCGTGGTTAGATTGGGATCAACGGCGGCTATGTGTCATCAGTAAACCTCAGTACAGTTTTCGCGCAAGGTTAAATAGTAAATATCATTTAAAATTGAAGAGAATATGAAAAAGTACGAGATTGACGCGCTCATCAACGAGCAGCAAACCATTATCCTCGACCGTGAGTCAAAGCTAACAAGTACCGACTATATCGCTGCTAAGATTGCGGAGGGCAAGGCGACTAAGAGCGAATACGCCGATAAGATAGCCGAGCGTCAGCAGTGGCGCGACGACATCAACGCGGCCAAAGACGAGATTGAGCGTCTGGAGGCTTTGGAGCCCGATCCTGAAGAAAAACCCGAAATGGAATCCTAAAGAATCTTAATATCGGCTGAGTGTTACTAAAAAGATATAACATTCAGCCGATTATTCTTGCAAATTTCGTAATTTTGGGGACTGAAAGGGGTGTAAGTTCTTAATGTATGTGATACATAAGAAAGATGGGAGGCCGCTGCCTCCCTTTTTTTTTGAAGTCATAATACTATAAAAACACTATTAGCAATGGTATAGATTACCAGGTAGAAGCATAATTGTCGAGCCATTCTGTCGAGAGACTGACGGCTGTAGTTCTGTTAGATGAAAATAGAGGTCCTGTGAACGATGTCACGCGGTTGCGTTTTAGTGGTACATCGGTTAGTGATGCAGAGCCAAGGATGGTGTTGTCGCTCTTCTTTGAAACGATTGCAACATCTGTAACCCATTCCTTAGTACTCGAAAAGCTAAAGATTGACGCTTCGATTCCCGTCTGTCCGATGTATGATGCAGGGATGTTGATGGTGATAGCCTGCGAGGCGATGGCAGCGGTCGGATCTCCAGTGGTGTAGTTGATGCCGTAGTACCAGGTGGATGGTGTCATGTTGATGGTGGACGCACCTTCAGGAATCGCGTCGGTGAAAGCGATGGTCAGTTTCGTCACACAACGGTCGAGAGTGACGGTGCGTGATCCATTCGACGAAGCCGTGACACTGATGGCAACATCCTTCCAGAACGTGTCGCGCACGGTGGCGAATGTCAGTGTATTCGCGTCGGTGTCGAGTATAGCACCAATGCCACGGCTTGCAACAAAATAGATGTGATGATTTCCGACAGCAAGATTCAGCGTTGGTGTACCGAAGTTCGTATCTGTTGATACTTGGTGAATCTGTTGGGCAAGGGTGGTGCCGATATAGTCGAGCACCCACAAGTCAGTCATGCTTTTGCCGTCGGCTTCGAGGCTACGGGTGAAGGGGCGCATTTCAAAATCACCCCGACAGACGAAGTTGATCGTGGCGAGGTCGCCGATACTGTCGCCATTGATACCAATATCCAACCGAGATTCAGGGAGTTCTGGACAGTCCTCGCGGGAGCATGAGGTGAGAAACACTGCCATCAGCGCGATGGCAAAAACAGTCACAAGCGTTGTCACGACCACGCGGTCGCTGACATTCAGAAAGAAAAATCCTTTTTTCATTTTGTCATAGTTTTAAACTGGTTAAACATTTCGAGTGCAAATATAAGTAATAATATGTAAAACACAAAGCAATCCGACAAACATTTATAAATCATTAAGTTTTGGGCCTGAGTGGGGAAACTTAACCATTTTGCTGGCATTCGCAAAAAGGTTAGTAAACCTCACGCACGTTTTTGCCCGATATGTAAAAGCGAAAGAATATGGGATATTCAGCAGGATTTCTTCATGACATCATCCAGCCGCTCAACCGCAAGGAGGCGGTGGCGGGAAAGTTCGGACTCGACAGCGCAGGCATCGAGTGGGAGGAGGTCGGCTGTCTTCATGCCAATGTCGATTATCAGCGCGGCAAGTCGGCCATGAATGCCGGAAGCCTCGATGCCTATGCGGTGAAGATTGTGCGCATGCGGTGGACTAATGTTTTCAACGAGCGCAGCCGTATCAAGTACCAGGACAAGACGTATCAGATCATCCCCGAGACGTGGAACGCGAACCGACGGGAGGACACGCTGCAATTCCTGATGCAGTTAGTAGTAAACGACAAGTAACTAAACCCGGACAGGAACTATGACCCAGAAGAAGAGAAAAGTTTGCATCGTGCATTACAACACGCCGGAGCTGTTGCGGGCGTGCCTGCTGTCGTTCATGAAACAAGGGGCGGAGTGGCACTTCGTGATATTCGACAACAGCAACCAAAGGCCCGTAACGATGGGGATGCTGAGCGAGTGGGGACTGACACAGACGGACAGCACGTTCGGCATCATCGACAACACGCAGGGTCAGATTATCGACTTCGATAAAGAGTTGGCAAAGTGGCCGTCGAAGCGGACGGAAGCGGAGCGGCGCACGGCGAACTTCGGCAGTGCGAAGCACATGATGTCGGTGGACTGGCTGATATGGAACACGAAGGAGCCATTTGTGCTCTGTGATAGCGATATTCTTTTGAAGCGACCTGTTGACGACCTCTACGACGAGAGCGTGACGGCCATCGGCTGCATCGACCAAGGGTGGAACAATCCGCATGCTATCAAGCGGCTGCTTCCGATGCTCTGTTACATTAATGCGCCTGAGTGCCGACGGCTCAATATCCACTTCTACGACGGTTCGCGCTGCTGGGGCATCAACAGCGACCACAATCACGGCACTTGGTATGACACAGGCGCGGCATTCCTTGAAGACATCAGGGCCAACAAGGAGGCGACGCTACGGACGTTCACGGATGCGACGGAACGATACGAGCACCTGAGGAGTGGTTCGTGGAACAAGGACAAGGAGAAGGAGTGGCAGAGGTGGCTCAATGAACATGCAGGCTTGTGGCACCTGACACCCCGTCAGCGTGGCATCAATGATGTGGCCATCTGCGTGATTGCGCGGATGGAACACGACTATCTCTTTGAGTTCGTGGAGCACTACATCGGGCTGGGGGTAAAAAAGATTTTCATTTATGATAACGGACGCGGCGACGAACCCGTGCCACAAATAACGAGGGCACAGGTGGAGGTCATCAACTGGCGCGACCGCGAGGCGGGACAGAATGCGGCGTATAACGACTGCTACCAGAAGCACGGCTACGACTACGGGTGGATTGGTTTCTTGGATGCAGACGAGTTCGTGCGACTGAGTGACCGCCACAAGGATATTGCCACCTATCTGAAGGACGTGGGCGGTCATGCCGACGTGGTGCTGCTGAACTGGCGCGTGATGACCGACGCGGGGCTGATCCACAAGGATGCAAGGCCCGTGCAGCAGCGATTCACCCAGCCGATGCTGCCGCTGAACAAGCAGGTGCGCTTCGAGGGCCAGGCAGAGAACAACCACGTAAAGGCTTTCGTGCGCGGTGGCATCGAACGTCTGAAGTTTGCCGACACGCCACACTGTCCGACGAAGCCAGCGGACATGATTGCCGTCAACTCGAACGGCGAGCGTGCCAAGCTGTCGGCCTTCACACCCTTCCAGCATCGCTATGCCTGGATAGACCACTATCACACGAAGACCGCCGAGGAGTTTCTTGGCAAGTGCCGTCGAGGGTTCCCTCTTGGCGCACATTACGAAGAGACCTACCGCCGACAGGCCGTCGATTTCTTTTTCAAGATCAACGAGCGGACTCCCGAAAAGGAGGCTCTGCTTCGAGATATTCTTTTAACCATCCCAAACACAGAAAGAATTATGGAACATGTAACGAAAATCCCAGAGACCGGCAATCAGGTGAAGTTGGTTGCCGAGCGTGGCTACCTGCTGAAGAGCAAGGTAAGCGGCAAGACGTATCAGGAAATCTCCACTTGCGACATGAAGCGGTGGGAGGTCATTGAGAATGCTGACGCGCCAAAGGCTGAGGGCGAGAGTAAACCCAAGACCACAAAACGCACGAATAGAAAAGGCAAATAGTTATGGAAATATTCGGAACTAACATCTTCGGAGGCCATAAGCGCGAGAGCCTGACACCGCAGCAACAGGCGGGGGCAGGCATTCCCGTGACGACCGACCCGCAGCATCCGACCAACAAGACGGACGTGAAGGGCGGCTCGTTCGAGGAGCGCATCGTTTCGGCCCGTCATCCGCGAGTGGCGTTGACCGTCTCGGCGGTCTATCGTGCCGTGGAACTGAGGGCCAAGACCATCGGGCAGATGCAGATGCAATACCAGGTGCGCGACCGTGAGGGCGGCAACTTCGTGATGGACGTGCAGAAGCCTCGCGGCGGCAACGTGTCATTCGGAACCCGTCTGAACTATCTGTTGCAGGTGGAACCCAATCCCATGATGTCGGCACAGTCGCTGTGGGAGCAGGTGACGGTGAACCGTCTGATGCTGGGCAACGGCTTTGTGTACATCGAGCGCGACGAACTGGGTGAGCCGAAATACTTGTGGCTGGCGGAGTGCGGCGGTTACAACCTCGGCACGAACACCTACGTCGTCACCTACATGGGCGACAAGGGCATCGTGAAGAATAAGATTGCACCGCGTGAGGACGTGCTGCACTTCCCGAACACCTACCGCGAGCGCAACGGCTTCTGGGGACTCTCGACGCTCCGCTTTGCCTTCGACACGCTGAGTCTGATCAAGACCGAGGGCCGTCTGGCTCTCGAAACGGCTGCGAAAGGCGGACGTATCAAGGGTATCATCTCGGAGAAACAACCACAGCAGGGTGTGGGCACACTCGCCTACGGACTGCTGAATCAGAGCGAGGTAGGCAAGACCGCACAGGAGATGCAGCGCAAGTTCTATTCAGGCGAGGACATCGTTTCGATGCACGGCCTTGAACAATTCCAGAACCTCAGTCTCAGTGCACAGGACATGCAGATGATTGAGTTGCTGGGCATGTCGCACGACGACGTGGCACGATTCTACGCCACCCCTCGCCCACTGCTGATGATGGACACAAACAGCCACTACACCACATACAC